CCAACACCTTTTGGCTGTTGGGCTCGTTGAACACAAAGTAGCCGTCCAAGTAGCCCACAGTCACCGCGCCAGGGAAATCTGGGTCGGTAATTTGTTGGAACACGTCGGTAATTTCGTTGTAGATGTAGCTGTCAGGGTTGCAGGCAAAGAAAAGCTGGGTTCCATTGTCGGCAATAGACACGGGGCCCGTGCCGGTGACATTACCCAAGAAAGTGGGTGCGGAGGTCATGCCGTCAAGTTTGTAGACTTCGTTGCCAGACACCACAAAGATATTCGTCCCATTGGTCTGGTGTGCCCAAAGGGCACGGATGGGGCCTGTGCCGATTGTTTGCAAGAATTCCAAGCCAGGGCAGCGCGTCAGAAAAGCCGCAGTTTTGCCGCCGTCTGGCGTGGCTTCTGGGTACAGGTTGACCATGCGATTGTCGGCAGCGTTGATGCTGCGAGCAACGTAGCTGGAGCCAAGAATCGGCGTTTGCATCAGTAATTACCGGCGTAGATGTTGAATCGCTGACGTGAAGCCACAATGGCGTAAGGCATTGACATGATGTCGTCAGGATTGTTGATGCGCTTCAGGTTGCGCTTGGAAGTCATTGCAATGCGCTGCACTTGGGGGCTTGGCTCCACGCCAAACTCAGGTGCAAATTCCATTGCCAAGTTGTATACGAACGCCCGCAGATAGCCTGGTGGAAACAAAATATTGGTCACCAAAGTGGCAGGTTCACTTAACTTTTGCACACTGATAAAGTGCCATTCCAAGTCGCGTGTGGGGCGCGGGTAAATGTACATTTCAACATCAGGGTAAGTCATGTTGACAAAAATCACCTGCGGGTATGTTGACGTCACAGTCTTGACTGCAATGCCGTTGTACTGTTGTTGGTTAATAAATTTGATGCCGTAAGACACGTTGGTGCCTGGATCGCGGTAGTAGGTAGCGTCGTCCAGCAAAACTGGGCGCAAGCCTACAAAGTTGCCTGACGGGCCAAGAGTGCGCTTAATTTCACCGGCAGGCCAAGTAAATATCTGATCTTGGGTGCTAAAAACCGATAGGCGCTCGGTATTCCATGAATCAATCATCTGATTCAGCGCCATCAAAGCGTCTTGGGACACGGACGCAGAAGGTGTTTCACCTTCAGCCAACACGCCAAGCAATCGTAATGCTCTATTGATTTGATCGCCAGCGGTATAGATGGCCATGTTTATGCTCCTTGTTCGACCACCTCTGGTGATCGGCTACGACGACGTTTGACTTCCAGTTCGTTGACGACAGGAGCCGCCTCAACAGGCGTGTCTAAAGTATATCGTACCCAGCCATTTTTTTCATCAAACTCAGCTTCCATTTCAATGTAAGCTATTTTTCGACCGTGAATTTCATGCTGAAGATAAATCATAGGAAGAAGGGGGTGATTAGCCCCCTAGTTGGTTTAGGCAGTGATACCGATGTTTTTCAACGCAACGCGAAGGGCATTGATGGCGGTAGCCAGTTGAGCCCCTGTAGCAGTGTCGGTGACCGCAGTGATGGCCGCAGCTTGTGTAACTGGCGTGGTTCCGTAGAACCCCGCAGTGCCACCGGCTTTACCCATAATTGCGCCATCAAGTTGTGCATCTTCAAATGCAACACCAATTGGTTTTGTGTTTGTAGACATGATTTTTCCTTTAAAAATAGGGGCCGAAGCCCCTATTTAGGTTTAAGACACGCGGTAAATTGAATACGCTGCGTCACCTGTTTTGCGGAAACGAAACGTGCCAGATGTGTTGTTGGTTTTAGTAACCGCATCTTGGATCGTGTCGTTACCAACAAGGGTGTTGCCCGTGCCAGCGGTGAAAACTACGTCATTTGCTGCATTGTCGCCAATGTTGATGAACGAGCAATCAAATGTCGAGCCAACTTTAAGGCTAGAGAACGCAGCGTCAAGCAACGCGCCTGTTGGAAACACATAAGCGCCAGCGTCTGTGCCGCCGGAGTCCATAGTGCACACACCAGCAGCCAAATTCTCTGCGGTGATAGTGACAGACGCGCCAGTCAATGCGACGGGTGCGCTGGTGTTATAAAAACTGATTTCGCCAAGATTGCCGTCACCAACTTGGTAACCACTTGCGCCGTTAGGTAATGTAGCCATGATTTATTCCTTTGAAAAGATTTAGAAAACGGGGCCGAAACCCCATTTGGTTAGCCCCACATGCGGCAGGCCATTTGTGGACGGATTGTGCTGAAGCCATACAGAACGTCAATACGGCAAGGCATACGGTCGTTGTTGATGTCGTACTGACGAACAACGCGCAAGCTGATACCGTTATGGACTGCGCGAGCAGCCATATCGACGCCTTGAGGCAACAACAAATCGGCGGTCGCAAAAGTGATCGCGTTTTTGTGGTAGATCAAGTTTTGAGCGTACTGAGTAGAAGCAGCACCCACGAAAGTTACAGTGCCGCCAGTTGCAGGCAGCGCGTCCATAGTAGCCAAAGCATGGTTAGCTGAGTACATAGGAGCAACGGTGACAGTCCAAGTACCAGATGAGGCAGCAACGGTAGTCAAAGCCACGAACTGGAACAAAGAGCCTGTGGATTCACGGGTCTGTGGGTTAACAGCATTGCAACCACTGATAGTGAACACGTCACCAGCATTGATTGTTGTAGTTACAGAACCTTGTTCCAACAGAATGGTGGATGAACCTTCGCTAGTCACGCCAGGTGTCTTGACCAATGTAGACGCAGATGCGCTACGTGAGCCAGTGGTGTGTTGCTTGATTGACTGAGACATGTTGATCTCGTCAAAGCCCAACACGCCAGTGCCCATCATGCCGTTCTTGAACTGCTTGCTGATGGTGTCGGTGGGGTTGAACAAACCTTTCATGCCTTCGACCAAACCAGCGTTAGCGGCAGGGTTGACGGTAGCGTAACGCGGTGACATCACGGCAGCGTTTTCGTTCAGCTTCTGCTGGGCTTGCAACAGCACCAAAGAAGTAGAAGGAGTGGTGCCTGGGGTGCCAACGGTGTTACCGATGGTTTTGTACGCATTGGCAACGTCAGCATCAATAGAAGATGCCAACTGGCTGATACGAGGCTTCAACACGCGCTCTGCAAAATCGTCCAATTGCATGGTCAATTCAGCAGATGTGAAGTTCACGCCGATGTGCTTTTGTGAAGCAACAGTCAAAGTGGTGAACTGTTCGTTGTCGTCCTGAACTTGCAAGGCGGCACCGTCAGTTACCAAAGCGCGGTCGGGTAAACGAATACGCAGTGTGGAACCAATCTTGGCACCTTCAACAGCAAAGCTGTCGTCGTACTGACGGTTTACGTTACGGGTGAGCACCAGGTTGTTCTCAAGAATCTCAAGAGCTTTGCGGGTGATCATGTCGATCGTTAAGATACTATTAGACATGGAAAAAATCCTTCAAAAATTGTTTAGCGGTTGGCTTGCGCTTGCCACTTTTTCATCTGCCGTGCTCTTTCAGCTTCAATCCACTGCGAATCCGTCATGGTCTTGGTAGACCGTGGATCAGTAGTGTCATAGGCTGGGCCCCCAGAGGAGCGAGCAGTGACAGGCGAAATCGGTGCTGGCGCAGACGTGGTTCGTTTCACGGGAGGATCGTTGGCCATCTTGGCCTCAATTCTCCCAATTTCTTTGGCCTGCACGATAGGCGCAAGACGAGAGATTCGTTCCGCTTCTTTAGGGTTGGCACCGAGGTAGTACGCTACTTCAGGGCCTACGTCCGAGGCTCGGATCGACTCAGCCATCACGTCTGTGATTGGAAGTTTCGGGTTGTAGGCGACTTGTTCAAAGTCGTCGTACTTGTTCCGAGCTTCTTCTTCCTTTTCGTGATAGGACTCAAGAATTGCAGATTGCTGCCTTGCTTGTTCTCGCTGGGCAAGCAGTTGTTCAGCTTTCTGATAGGCCAATGCGTCTGCATAGTCTTCAGGGCTGTCGAACTGATCGACTGGCGGGATTGTTGCTGGCGCTCTCAGCGTTTGGGCTTCCGCTTGACGTTGAGCCTGCTCTCTTTCCCACTTACGTTGTTCTCTTGCAAGCCTTTTGCCAATTGCTGCATCAAGTTCTTCTTGGGTAAAAACCCTCGATTCTTTTGCTTCATCAGCGACTTCCGGCGCATTTACTTGTGCTTCAGGAGTGGCCGTCACTTCTGCTGCGGGCGCGGAGTCTACTTCCGCTAAGGGTTGTTGGACTTCTTCAGTCATTTTTGAATCCTAAGACTCCCTGGTGATCCGCACCAGTACGGGTTTTGATTATTCGAAAATGATCGTTGCTGACACTGTACCTGAAATTACCACGTAAATGCCATCGTTGACGTAAATACCATCAAGAGGAAACACATACGAAGTTGCAGCGGTAGGTGTGAACACACTCAGAACAGTCCGAGTTGTGGTCGCAGCAGCAGAGTCATAAACCGTGATGGTTGGCGTGGACGAAGCCGCGCTGACAAAAATACCTTTGAGCTTGCCGCCCATAGACTTGATGTTGGCGGTCGCTGTGATTTGTGCAAAATTTGCCATGATGTGTCCTTATGCCAAGTATTTGAGTTTGTAGATGGTGCGAAGATAAATCTCAACGATGTTATCGATAAGCTGTTGCAATGACGAATCTGTCTTGTCTGCAACCTTATACCGAGCATTTTCGATTTCAGCCAACGAGCTTTCTAAAAACTCAATGATGTTGGAAGTCTTGGTTGCCGAATGCAAAGTGATGGGGCCAATCAAACCATGACGGCCTTGGTAGGCTTCAGCAAAATCATCTGCCGCGCCAACAATGCGGTCGTAGAAAATATTAAGTGCCTCATGTTTGCTGAAACTGCGGGTGTTCAAGTGAACGCTGTGCGCCACGTCCCGTGCTAGAAACAGCACACCTAAAAAATCAGCGGCTTTCATTGTGGTATTCCTTGTGGTGGCATCATTTCTTCTTCAGGCATCATCTCTTGCTGAGGCATCTCAGGCATTTCATTCATCATATTTTGCGATTCCATCGCCGCAGCAACCACGCCCATCGCAATATCTTGAATCTGTTGCTCAGTCATGCCTGCCTGCACCGCAGCAATTCGCTTGGTTTCGGCTTCGTACATCTTAACTTCAGCTTCAAAATCTTTGCGTTGCATGTCTTGCGCCTCAATCGACTTGCCAACGTTCTTAAGCATTTCATGCAGTTGATCAAGCTCTTGACCCATTGCCTGCATCTGCTGTTCCGCTGCCTGCAACTCTGGTGGCTTGTCGCCGTCTTCCATGAGTTTGGGGTCGATGGTCTTGGCAAACCGCTTGGCCATCTCTTGGGCACCTGGCCAGTCCATGTTCTTCACGAACAAGTCGCCAGCCACTTGCCACAGTTGAGGATTACCCTGCAACAGTTGAGCCATGGCTTCCAAGGCTTCTTGGCGCTTGGTTGCATAGCCTGGGCCGGTGGCCACCACCACATCGTACTTGCCGACGTTGGGGTTGTAAATCTTGTCGATCACGATGTCTGGGTTGTTCGGGTCGGTGATCTTGCGAACTGCTTCATCTTGGTCAGGGTTTAGCTTGACCATATCGGTTTCGCCGTCCACACCAATGATGCGGGCCACGCGCTGGGTGTCGTACACCTTGGGGATCAAGTCCACCAACTGACGCACGATGTGACGCACACCACGGGCCAAGTTGTCACCGTAGTGGTAAGTGCCCACATCACCTTCGCGCTGGCGAGCCAGAATGGCTTTGCCGCTTCGCTCGTTGGATGTCATACCCAAAGATGCGTTGTACTGGCCAGTAGACGCTTTGATGTCTTCAGATGCACCAGCTTTGGCTTGCAACAGACCGCTGGAAGCCATCGGTGGCTGCGCCCGCGCAGGCAACGGCAACACCGCACCTTGGCCGTCGGTCACGTCTGGATTGACCTCCAAATACGGCCAGTTGGTCGTGTTTGCGGTCTTCCACTGGTTTTCATAGCCTTCAAACTGGCCACCGTAGCCAATAAACGGCGCTTTTGGCGCCAAGGCCAGCATCTCTGCTTCTTGGCTTACCCAGTAGTTGTACATGCGCTGGGCATCCTTGGCGTTACGCACAAGGCCAGACACATACAAGCGACCATCAACTTCAAATTCATTGCCGACAATGCGGACTACGGGGATGTATTTCCCCGCCCAATCGCGTTCTTCAAGAATTTCATAACCGTTAATCTTGCAGTATTTAACTTGGACACGATCAGATTCACGAGATTTTTTAGGTTTGCCATAAATTTCTTTCAGTTGTTTGTCCTCTAGGGTGCCTTCAAATGCGGTCACGTTCCCAGGGTACAGGTTCAGCTTTTCTTTGGTGTAGTCTACGTAGTAGTAATCAGCAATGCGGACAGTGTCTTCAGTGAGCCACTGGCTCAAATTCTGATCCCCCACACCCAGCGATTGCAAGGTGGTGATGGGTGCAGAATCGGGGTACTTGCGGGCGTATTCGTCTTTGGGAATGTCTTCCGTAATCAAACACCATTTTTGATCCGCGCCAGTCGGGTCTTGGATGGTTGGATCCATGTAGACGCTGAACGAATTGCGAATGCGGCCAATCTTGATGTCTTGGTCGAATGTGTTGTCATCGCAATATTCAGTCAGAATGCGGATGTAACCTTCGCCGTAGGAGACTTGGTTTTCACACGCTGTATCGTACGCGACGTCAGCATCGCTGATGTATTCGATGTGTCTGACCATGCCGTTGAAGATTTCGGCAACTTCGATGTCTGCGTGGTCGTCGGCTGGAATAACCTTGCCACTTGGGCGGTTCTGTCTTTGGTCATTGGTCACCTGCCTTACGTGCTGCGGCAATTTGTTGATCGTCAGACACGGCCTAGCGTTGATCGTTTGGCCTTGCACAGAACCACGGGTGGCCAACACGTCCGCAGGCCACTGCCAGCGATTGTCGGGTGATCCAGCGTAGAACTTTAAATCGTCAATCTCATCTTCACGGGATTCAGACAACGCGCCAATTGCCATGTTGAGCCGGTCGCGGGCGGTCGCCAAGACGCTAGACTCTGAGTCCTTTTGCTTGCCGCCGTTGGCCACAGCACCGGCTGCGGCGATGCCTGTGTAATCTGTCATTTTTTCTTCGCAGTTTTAGCTGACTCTTTGAAATCTTTGGCCGTTGGCGCATTCTTGCTGCCAGGCTTGTTCATCTTTTCACCAGAGCCCGCTTTGATACGGGCTTGCTTTGCGTGGATATTTGCATAGAGTCCAGGTTTGGTAGCCATATCAACACTTCCATCTTTTAAGGGCTGCTTTGGCACGTTCGCCATCTTTGGCGTTGGCCGCTACAGCGCCCATTCTTGCACAAAATGAATCCTTGCGGCCTTTATCTGCTTCAGTCTTAGGGTTTGGTGCTGGCGCTTTAAGGTTAGAACCCGTTGCGGCATTGTACTTCTCGCGGCCTTTGGCCGTCAAACCAGCGCCCTTGGATGTGGGTAGCTTCTCGCCACGACCTACTGACAGAGATACTTTTTTTGTCATGATCCCATCCATGATGCGTTGACTCCACTGCCTTGCGCGTTTACGCGGCGGGTTGGTTCAACATATTGTCGATGTGCTACAGGAAACGCAAATGTAACAGCAATTGCGTCGGCGGCGTCAGGTGACGCCAACCCACGCGACTTCATGTCTTTTTTGCTTTCCAAGAAGATCGTCCCTTTCGAGTCAGGCTTCATCATAGGCGAAATCAAGTCCGTTTTCAAGAACCTGTCGTTTGGAATCGCCGCCGTCTTCAGCCACTCCCTCATGTCGCCCCACATCTGCGCCCGCATGTTGCCGTACATGATCGGGTTCTTCGCCTTATTTCCGAAGTTCACGCCCTTGATCTTGTACCGCTGCTCTTTCAGCCGATCCACGATCCCAGCACCCAAGCCACCTTCGTCGATCACTGTGAGCGTTGGCTTAAATTCCTCAATCGCTTCAATCACATGCCCTACCACCGTCATGGTGTCGTCGCCTCTGTGCCGCATGATCTTCACAATTTCGACGGTGTTTTGGTGATTTTTGACGAAGCCAGCGGTATT